CAAGTAACGCGCAGAACACAGCCTTTATTACCATGAGTGATTTCCCTTTTACATTACAGATTAACTCAGGCTACTCATATAGCTCAGGCGATAACCTAGAGAATACAGAGTTATTGCATGGTCAATCTATTAGAATGAAGCGATACAATAGGCCAAAGAAAACGCTACAAACAACATTAAGCCTTACTCGATCAGAAGCCGCTCAATTTTGGGATTTTTACGACTTAAACAGAGGATCTGTTTTTAATGTAATGATAGATGATAACGGCAGCATAGAGCCTAAAGAGGTTAGATTTATCGGTTATCCTTCAGCAGATGGAAGTAATGTAACTGTGATAAATATTAGCTTTAGTCTTTTAATTGAGAAAAGCAATATAGATATTTACTTTTATCTAGAGTCAATTGGGGCTATCAATACCTGGCGGCAAGAGGATGACAGCGGCCTAATAGGTCAAATTGAAAACGTTGATTTAACTCTAAATGGAAATGGAACCCCAATACCTGATTATGAATCAAGTGTTGGAAGCTCTTATGATTTGCTTTTTTCAGGACTTTCTAGCAATGCGTCAATAACATTAAGATCAGACGCTCAATACTATACTTTTCAAAATGAATTATCTTTTGGCTGGTTTGTTAAGACTGAGGGCGTATCGATGACACTGGCGCAGCGTTTTTGGTGTGGTGATCCGGCGGGTATAAACTTTTTCCCTTTATATGGCGGCGGCTTAACGCAAGGATTTAACAGCAGTTTAGCGACATCTCAAGGGGGTGGCGCTACATTTAGCACACAAAACGCCTTCCCAGAGGGGGAATATTTTATAGCCTTTGTAAAGTCTGAAAGCGCAAACCCTCAAGATACTTTCGATTTTTACATCAATGGCGTTCTTTATGCTCAGATTACATACAATATAAACCCGCCATCTTCGAATAGTCAGAAAATTTGTTTCTTTAAAGGTAATTTAGATAATTTTTACGCTTGCCCTTTTTTATTTGATAGGGCATTAACACAGACAGAGTTAACCCAAATACAACAAATAGCAAGCTTATGACTGCATTCCCTACAGAATTAGAAGTAACTGTTAATAACGGCTATTCTTTCCAATCGCCTCAATCTATATGGTTTGATGATTATTTTGGCGGGCAAGATTTAACTATAAAAGATTATCGTTACGGAAATACGCCTTTTAGCCTTGTTATTGTTACAGATAGAAATGGTCATGGCCTTTTCAGTTCATTTTTTGACGAAATAAACGAGGGGGCCGATAAGTTTACAATTTTTCTTGATAGTTATGATGGTACGCCTACTGAGCACACTGGACAAATGCAAATAGGATCATTGATTGTTGATGGCTCAAGTGATCCGAGATGGATAATATCATTTACTTTTATATCTGAAAGATTGCCGAGGGTTGGATAATGGCTATTGAAGATGACCTTAGACAAATTTTAACAACTTATCCAAAGGGCGTTTATGTTATTGATACGCTTACAATTTCACATAGCGACATAAGTAAAACGTATTATTTAACATTAGAGCCAGAGGGAATAATAATTGATAGTATTTTTTATGAGCCAGCAAACTTCGATGTATCGCTGAATACTGAAAAATCTGATCTTGATGAAATATACACGTTTACAATAAGCGATCCTGAAAATAAGCTTGATGATGAGCTTGATTTAATTCCTTTAAATACAAATGAAAATATCTCTATTGTTTACAAGGCTTTTAATTCTGATGACTTAAGCGAGCCTTCACGCGTTGAAAACACAGAAGTAATATCAGTAAGTCAGGAAAAGGGCAGATTCTCAGCTGTTTGTGGTTACAGGAGGTTAAACGATAGGCGTACAGGCGTTGAGCAAGACTATGAGTTATTCCCTATGCTTAAGGCTGTAAGATGATTGGTGAGTATATAGGCATACCTTATGATATTAGCAATAACAAAGGGCTTAATTGCTGGGGATTGGTTTCTAAGGTTTATGCTGATTTATTTGGCGACACGATAAAAGATTTCCCTTCAAATACTGATAGCTCTCAAGAAATAGCCAGCGTTTTTGCGGCGGCATTTGCAACTAATGAGCATGGTTTTAAGTTAACCGAAAATCCTAATAATTTCGATTTAATCGTTTTTAGCAGAAATAGCGTATATGGCAAGCTTTATCATTGCGGCATTATGTATAATGGCAAAGTATTGCATTCAAGCAAGGCAGTCGGAGGTGTTGCACTTCAATCAATTGCTGATGCTGGCAGAGGATTTAGAGAGTTTAAATTTTGGCAAAGATAACTAGACATAAAGCGGAATATCTTGATGGCTTAAGACCTTCGCCAGAAATTATAGATTTTGATGGCTCGCTTGGTGAGTGGATTGTATCTGAGTATAAAAATAAGGAGATTCCTTTCCTTGTTTATGAGGGTTGCGTCTCCAGTGCAAACCATATCCCAATAGATGAGAATAGCGTCGATTTCCTCCTATCTTGCAATGATGAATATACAGTAATAGAGACCGCCGCGGGTAATCCTCTTGTTGTTTCTGCCATCATTTCCGTCGTTATTGCTGTTGCTACTATTGCACTTACTCCAGATCCAAAAGTCCCGCAAAATGTAAATAGACAACAGGAAAGCCCAAACAACCAACTAGGAAGCCGAACAAATAGACCTAGACCATTCCAAAGATTGCCAGATATTAAAGGCGAAGTGCTTAGCGTTCCTGATGTAATGATGCCGCCTTACGTTATTTATAGCGGCGGCTTAAAGCAAGAATATGCCGCGTATGTGTTTGGCCGGAAAAGGCTAGGCTTTGATTTAACGACCGTCTTTATACCCGATCAAATACCCGTTGAATTCCCAGTTATAAAAGATGGAAACACGCCAATATATTTAATTAATGGGGCAGCTGCTGATGTTTATTGGCCTTCCCAGCCTGTAGGATCGCCTCAATATTCTTTCGGGGATGACCCTATAGATGTACCTCTCTATATTCCCTATAGATCTAACCAGGTAAACGGAATAACGCTGGAGTCTTTTGGCGAGTCAAAAATAATTTCAGATATAAGAATATATGGAAATCAAAACAGTGACGGCGGATATATACAGCGAGTAAATGGATCAGGGGTTTTTGATTCAACAGTATATCAGGTAGGTCAAAAATTCGAGCTAGAAAATTTCTTTATAGATAATTTTGGTACAAATGAAGATATAAGCGGAGAGTATAATATCGTTAGCCTTGGCAATAATGACTCTAGGATTTTTTTTGATAATCCGGTAAATTTTGAGCTAAGAAAAACTCCACTAAATGAGATAAATGGAGTCCCCACAAACTGGAGCGTATCGCCTGTTGATGGCGGAACATCTATAAGATGGACAGATTGGGTTTATGTTACCGATGATCCCAGCATATTTATCATTGTTTTTAATGTTCTTGCACCAAATGGACTTTATAAGGACACAGGACAGGCAACACTAGAAGAAATTTCTATAGAGTATGAATTTGAAGTCGAATCCGTAGATAGTAACGGAAGCCCAACAGGAATACGTGCGACACCTTTTACGGATATTATATCCGGCAATAGCCAGAAACAAATTGGCAAGACTACACAAAGAACTACAGCAGCACTCGGATTACCTCGCGGACCTTTTAGAATGCGAGCTAGACGGATTACACCAAGAGAAACCGGATTAGGCGTAGCTGTCAGTGATGAGGTTAAATTAGTCGATGTTTATGGCTTGGCAGAAGCTCCTGATTCTTTTGGTGATACCACATGGATTCATGTAAGAACATTGGCAACACCAACAGCTACAGCAATCAAGGAGCGACAAATAAACGCTGTAGTTAGGGAGCGCGTTAATAAATGGATAGACGGTAGCACACAGCAAGGTTTTGAATCAGATAATAATAATGCAGTCCAATCATTGATAGCTGCGGCTCTTGACCCAAGAGAGGGCAATTTAGATACGACTGATATTGATATTCAGGGATTACTTGATATGTCTGATCAGATCGAAAGCTATTTTCCAAATGGCGATGTAATGAACTACTTCTCCTATACCTTTGACAGCACTGAGACAACATTCCAAGAAATGGCAAAAATTATGCTAAATGCTATTAACGCCATTGGATACAGGGAAAACGGGTTAATAAAAGCTTACTTTGAGGGATTGCAGACAGATCCGGCTATGTTATTTACTCATAGGTCAAAGTTACCAGGTGAGACTTATTCGCGAAAATTCAACGACTCGACCGTTTCAGATGGCGTTATATTCAAATGGCAGAATCCAGAAACAGAAGTTCAAGAGACAATAATTCTACCTCAATTTGGATCGCCTCTTAAGCCTAAAACCTTTGAAATACCTGGCATAAGAAACGAGATACAAGCAACGGTAAGAGCGCGCAGAGAGTTTAATAAAATACGCTATCAAAAAGAGTCTATGCAATTCACTGCGACAGCTGAGGGCCGCTATGTAAGAGTTGGCGAAATGATCAGCGTTGTTAAGGGTACTAGAACGCAAACTCAGGATGGGGAAGTGTTGGATATTAATGGGCTTGAATTAACACTATCTCAAGATATTTTCTTTGGTGCTGGTACTTATTTTATACAGCTTAAAGATAGTGACGGATCAATAGAATCTATTGAGGTTACAGCCGGGCCACAATCAAACATTGTTACACTTGATAGCGTTCCTGTAATGACAATAAGAACAGGAATAGATTCTCGCAGGACCGAATTTTCTATAGGCAATGATAGCCGATTAGAGGCGCAAGAGTGGCTACCTCAAAAAGTTGATCTATCTAATCCATTTCAAGCTAAAATTGAATGTATAAACTACTCAGACGAATACTATGAGGATGATGGCGTGGAATATAGAGGCTTTGATGAAGGTTTTGATGAGGGCTTTGGCATATGACACTAAACGAAATATCAAACTGGCTAAACCACCATAAACTACTGTTGACGATAGCAACGGCAATTGTGAGCGCGGGTTTTACTTACTTTGTGTCGGCTGAAGAATTTAAAACGCATGTTGATAGTCAGGCAGAAGTAAACCAGATTCATTCAAAGGCTATTAAACTGCTTAACTATGACCTTCAACTAGCGACTGTCAGAGATGATATAGAGTTTCTATTGGATGGACGTGAAGAGTCAGAGCTTTCAAGCAAAGAGAGACGCAAGCTAGACCGTCTTTATCGGGATGAGCAGCGATATGAATTAAAACTTGTTATTGACTAATCCTTTCGCCTCCGCTGCTATTTCTCGCGTTTTTATCGAATGATCTAGCAGTTTTTCACACAACCCCATTGTTTTATGGATGCGCCCAGTTTCTGGGTGGTTGATGTGGTTCATTTCTATTTCAAGATTTTTTATTCTTTCTAGCATGTCGCTATCTTTTTTATCTCGATCGATTTTCTTGTGATTAATAACTCTAAATATGATAAAGGCAATACCAACAAGCGCAGATAGAAAGCCAAAAAAGCTATAAAAGGCTGTAGCTATTTCTTTATAAGTCCCAAAAAAGGTATTTAATTGCTCAAAAAGTTCCATTAATGTGCCTGATCTTGTA